AAAAAGTCATTTTGTCTGCAGCAATAGTGTTTGGGTCTTTCATGTTTGACCCAATCAAAGACTGCTCAGCAGTAGAAGATGCTTTGCCAAAACCTTTTAGCGTAGCACCACTCATTTTGTGTGGCTTAGCGTACGCCGTTGCTGGAAGATTGTTGATCTTAGCCATTACCGCCCCCTTGCACCAATCTTGACGCTGCCAAACTGATTGACCAACTTGTCGCGATTACGCCCGTCTTTGAGCATGCCTGCGTTGGTCTTGCCGCCCTTGGCCATCTTGTGCATACGCGACTCATGCCCCTTAACCACTTTGTTGGCTTCAACATCAGCAATCGACTTTACTTGTTTCTTATCCACATTAACCTCCGGTTATTGTAACTGTACCCACAGCCCCTGCAGCATCCAAGGTGTTAGGCGTTTCATTAAAATCATACTTCATGCCTACAGGGTTCCAGCCCCACTGAATCTGCCTACTACCAACTGTAGGAGTGCCAGAAGCATAAACGCTAGAGCCTCCCTCGTCGGTTAACTGTAACCCGGTTAAACCTGCCGAGTAGTACGTCGTATCGGGCCTTGGTTCTCTCACAGCTATAGGGTCTGATACAGGGTACATACCCAACTGCAACTGCGGTTGATCTGGGTCCCAGCACTGTGAACACACTTTTAAATCATACTTTTTGGTCTTAATAATTTCTTTCTTTAGGTCGGTTAATTTAAACCTAAACCCACAGCGATCACACTGTGCAATCGAAAACTTGCCTGATGCAAATTCACTAGACACACGTTTTCCCCTAAGTTATGAACATGCGTCGGGGCACAAACCGCACTGGCGACTTATCTCTATCTTCGGTAGCAGCAAACTCCCACGCCTCGTCGTACTGTTGCTTTAGCAACTGCGTTCTTTCCATTGCACCGGGGACTTTTAACGAAAGGTAATACGTAAGCCCCGCAGTCAAGCAAGGCAACATTCTAAAGGGAATATCAAAAGTGCTACTGCCGTTGCCAGCATCATGGATACGACGTAATCGCCAGTACACAAACGTATAAGTCTGCGAGCCATCAGGCGTTGGCCAGACTACAATTTTGGGGGCATCCACACCCGTCGTCGCGTTTGTGCCATCAGGGCCCGGTGGAGTATACGTAGCACCGGATTGCCGATTGATCCAGACTTGAATCGGGCGGGCTTGCTGTAGTTTGTTTGGTATCGTTGCATAGGTCGAAACCGAAATGCGAGAGATTGTAAGATCAGCCTGATTGTTCTGCTGTCCTGCATTGGTACGAATAACGTGTTCGATTAAGTCCACGGTGTCTACAGGCAAGTCGTATGTGTTTGTGCCCTGCACCATCGTGATCTGCCCTTGCTCGACAGTCCATAAGTTAATCCCACGGTTTGCCCAATCCGCAAACAAAAGGTTCATCGAGCGACGCGCCGTGCGCAAATCATACCCCGTGCGAAGCTCAGAGCCACAACGCTCATACGCTTCTTCAACAATCTCTGAAAGATCGAGGTTAAACGAGGCGGTGTTTGTAACGATCATTATCTAAACCCTGACGTTTTCTTAGCAATGTTTTTAGGCTGGGCTACAAACTGTTTGCCTGCCGCCTTACCTTTACGCTTTGCTTTAGTTGTGGCTGCGTATTCCGCAGGGCTAAGAGACTCAATAGCTTTCTTGGGCAAATACCGTTCACCTGTCTCAGACGATTTCTTGCCTGACTTGGTTGTCCATTTCTGGTCACCCCAATCTTTCAAGGATTTTTGCGGTTTTGCTAAAGCGCTCATTTATACCCACCACCAGCAGCTTTATACTTCTTGGCTACCAACTGCGCTTTACGCGCTGACCACTGACCTGCGCCTGTGCCGTGGGTTGCTGCAGCTTTTACTTGCGACACAATCTTCTTGCGCACTTCGGGCTTAGTGTAATTGCCAGCAGCGTTGACTTTGCCGCCCTTCTTAATGCCGGGCACCGGCGAGCCTGCTGCCGGAGTGTTTACGTTAGCTCTAGGGCGTTTACTCGGAAGTAGCGGCCCCATGCCTCGGCTGGCTCTCATACAAAGCGGCCTTTGGTTTTGCCTTTGACGCAGCATCCATCACCGCGATTACCGACTTTACCGCCCTTGGCCATCTTTTTAATCACGCCCCCTTTACGGTTACTGATGTCTGGAACAGTAAAACCAACGCGCGACGCGCCAAGGCGCTCAGCCATCTTACCAAGCCTTTCGTTTGAACCCGACGATTTTGGTTCGCTTAAAGGCTCTTCTTTAATTTTGCGCGGTGCAGCAACAGGAAAAGATTTTGCTTCAGGATTTGTTGAGAAGTTTCGGTACTGATCAACGACACTCGGGCTGTCGTATTTTTCAGCGCGCATTTTAGCGCGCAACTTGCTGTCCTCGTTGCCTAAAGCGGCATCGCGGTCTTCTTGCCGAATGTTTTCGTTACGCCCGATGCGCAAACCAGAGGCTTTTGCTTCGTCTGAAAGTTCGTATTTAGCCATGACTACACCTTAGCAAACGCTACCGCGAGTCTTGCCTTTCTGGGCAATACCGTCAATCGCGCCGCCCTTGGCAAATTTAGGCATGCCACCTTTTTTAGCCGCAAAAACAGGCATTTTCTTACCGTCTTTCATGACCATAGGCATACCGCCTTTTTTAGCCATACCTTTAGTTTCTTTCATAGCACCACCCTTGTTAAAAAGATTCATTGAACCATGATCGGTTTTTTGCTTGTTAATACCTTGCAAATCTGGACGTTTTTTTGCGGCAGGCATTATTTGCCCCAATGTCCAACAACGTAACCAACAAACCCCGTGACTGCGCTAATTGCACCGCCAAGCCACATAAGGGTTTTCCACCCGCCTGAAATCTGGTCAAATTTTTGTTTAATATCCGCAAGGTTGCTTTTCATTTCAGCAACGTCATTGACTAGCTTATCCATGCCCTCCTGCAAATGTTTAATATCGGCTGTGTGAGTAGCTAGTTCACGGGCTGTCATTATAGGATCGGTAGTCATCAGCATTTCCAACGTTTGAGACTTGCGGCTTTTCGAGTAGGGCGGCCTTTTTCATCCTTCATCGGACCGGGCATCCCAGACATACGGGCGCAAAATGATTTTTTACGAGGACCACCTTCAGGCTGTGGAGCCTTTAGGTTTGATCCGGTTGCAGCGTTGTACTTGGCACGACCTTTAGCAGTTAGACCCGCCCCCTGTTTGACCGGCAGCTTCTCACCGCGACCAACAGCAAGAGATGGGTTTTTCTTAGCCATAGAACACCGTTGCATGGAAGTTGGCTGGTAAAAAAATCCTAATACCATTGTGAACAAGAATGCCTTCGCCCGGCACAACAATATTATAAGCAGTTGCGTTACTTGCATCGGCTTGAAGTAAAACGTCATCCCAAACAGTAACATTCCCACTTGCCGCACCTGAGTTAGCAACCGTTACTGTAAATACATTATTGTTTGTAACTGTCTGGACTTGATAAGGGTTGTCAACCAAATCCCAGTCAAGATACACCCAATCACCAACAGAAAGACCGTGGTTTGCGGCTGTAATTGTGGCAGTAGTAGTTGCTCTAGCGTACGTACCGGTAACGCTTATATCGTCAACAAACACAGCGTAATCAGTGACCCCAGTAAATGGGAACATGACCGCACCTTTTAAACGAGTGCGCCCAGCAACCATTAAACCAGAAACACCGGCGTGTTTTGACTTTACGTCGTATTGCATACCCATAATTGATCTCCTAAATCAAAGAATGGGGCCGAAGCCCCGCGATCAATTAGTCAAAGTTACCGTAGGGGTAAGCAGTAACAGAACCAATGTTGCCGTCGGCTTGTGTGTAATCAACACTAAAGTAGAACGTACCAGCCGAAGGAGTTGTCATTGACGTACCCACCAGAGCAACCGTAAACACAACTTGTGAAAGGCGTGAAGGTTGACCAGAATTGGTGATGTCTGCCGACGTAGCTTGCTGGTTAGCCAACTGCGTAGCAGTAAATGTGGCCAACGCCTGACGGCCAACGGCTGGTGAAGTCAAAACAGCGGTAGCGCCGTAGGTCGGTGTACCAGCGGCGGCTGTGTAGTTGTTTGAAATATAAATAGTGGCCGATGTTAGTGTGCCCGCAGCAACTGCAGGCACAACACCAATGTCAACTAGAAAATTATTAATACGACTTCCGGTTGGAAGGTACGCTACAAAACCACGGTAAATGTTTGTTGCGCTGTCAGCAGGAATAGTCGCTGCTACAGGAGGAAAGACCGAAGACGAAGGTGTGTAAACAACCCCAGCGGTGTTAGGAATGCCGTTTGAATCTACAAACACGCCTGATGCACCAGCATAACCAGCCGTGTTTGCGGTTACGTTAGCAAGGTTTAATGTTGCAGATTGGACCAGAGCAACGGAACCAACGTTGCGAAGTGCGCCAAAACGGTTGTCGCCCGAAAGAATTGGGCCTTCAAAGGTAGAACGTGCCATGATAATTCCTTATGCAAAAGAACCTTACCAATCGTTGCATCGTCTGCTGGGGCAGTCCGGTAAGGTTATCACCCAGATGTGCTATTTATACGCTTTATTTTGTTACGGCGCAAGAGTTTTTACAATAAAAAAACCCCACCTTTTGGGTGGGGCTAAACCGAGGGAGGTTTAATTTAGAACGAACCTGCCGAACCCCAGACAGCGAGGGGGTCAGACCAGCCGAACGAATAACGCTCGCGAGCTTTGTAACGGACGTTGCCCGTGTCGAAATCTCCATCCATTTTTGTTTCCATTGGCATACGCTCAAAATGCTTCAGGCCGTTTGGAACGTCGGTCAACAAGAACCAAGCGTTTGTGTCGGTCAAGAAGTGATTTACAGAGTAGCCTTCAGGCACAGAACCGTTGTTAACGATTGCGCTGACATCGTTGTTGTTAGTACCAACACGGAGGTTAGTGTCTAACAGACGAGTAGCAACGAACATTAACGCTGGGGGGATGATCAACTTGCGGCCTTTAGCAGCAATCAGCAGACCGCGCTCATCAGTCCATGCAGCGATTTGGATAAGCGCGCTTTCCAGCGACGTTTCATTCAAATCAACAGGGGTAGATGCTACGTTGCTGTTGGTGCCGCCAGACACGAGCGGATGTGATGCGCTAAACAGAGGTACGCCATCGCCGCCGTAGTACTGGGCTGAGTTGGTGAAACCGTTGTTCAACACCGAAGCAGCTTTAACTTGCTTGGTGTACGACATCGCGCGAGCCAGAGCTTTGGTGTAACGAGCAGACAAGCTGTCGTACAAGTTATCTTCAATCGCTTCTTCAGTGATCGAGAAACCCAAGGCAATGGTTTCGTGTGAGTAGCGCGCTGTGAAAGCTTCTTGTGCGTTATCGTAAGCGATTTGCGCACCCTCAGACTTTACAGGAGCAGCGGAGAAACCAGACAACTTGGTCTCTTCCTCGAACGAACGCTCTGATTTCTCAGTCTCGTACAGTTCTTTATGCTCTTCGCCGTAGCGTTTGTACTCAAGGCCAAACAAGGCGTTGAGGCCGGGGAGTAGCTCTTTAAGGAGCTGCGAACGTGAAATAGCCATTTGTTAGCTCCTTTATTAAGCGGTTGTACCAGCAGACTGGTAGTACGAGTGCACGCCAAAGTTCAGCTTGACGATGCAATCGGTGTACGCGTCACCGGGGTTAGATGGGAAGTTGCCGCCAAACGAAGAGTTGGCGTTAACCAAATCAACAATTTTGCAAGCCAAGGCGCTAGTGTTAGCGACAGTGGCTGACATGGCGATAACTGAGTTACCTGTGTTGGTGTTAACAGTTGTAGAACCTGAACCAGCAGTAAAGTTGGCCAGAGCAACTGTCTTACCGATAGAAGCTACGGTAATCGAACCCAACGACTGCACTTGGAACAGTGCATCTGGATCATCCATCACGCGAACGTAGATGTTTGTGTAACCAGCAGTGACTGCGTTAACAGGCAAATACTGAGCATACAGAGGATAGCCAAGTTGCTGACCAGCCAACTGATAACGCACACCAACACAAACGCCGACGATACCGACAGACGAAGTGGTAGGAGTAGCCGTTACAACTGTTGGTTGACCCGCAGCAGCGGCACCAAGTTGAACTAAGTCACCGAAGCCGATAGGCGCGGAGTTGTTTGTGGTCATCAGAATTTCACGGATTACTCCTCCGTTAAACCCTTGACCGCCGATTAAGTTAATCGGCTTTAGCCCGTAGGGGCTGGATACTGTAGACATTTAAGTCCTCCGATTTGGGTTATTTAGAGCCATTACCAAACCCGGTACTCCCTCGTGTCACAGAGCTCTTACGCTCTGGAGTCAACAACGGCATACGGGCATCATTGTTACGCAAAAAGTGGTTGTCTACCGAGTCCATCTGGTTTTGCGCAGCGCGGGCATAATACTCATGGCGTCCTACTACCATTTCTTCCGGTGCCTTACACAAGATAAGTCCACCGACTTCAACGTTGCCATCTTTATTGCCTGCAATTTGCAGCTCAGGATGATCTACAGCTTTAACCGGCACCCAACCTTCACGAAACTTTTGAGACATGTTCGTCGGATTTTCATTACCCAAAACTGTTGCAGCGCAGTAATGGAATTTATATCCGGGTTCGGGCGTTGGATCAGGAAGCGCGCTTACGGGTGTGTACACGTAACGGGTAGGATTTTTTTCACGAGTATCCAATTCTCTCGAAGTGCGTGGGTTAACCATTGTTGGCCTCCAGTTTTAAAAACTCTTTAGCATAGTCTGTATGTGAAACACCAAGACGATCAGCAATAGCTGCGGCAGTGGTGCTTAGCTTTACATTCTTCTTAGCCCCCGTTGAACGAGAAGCCGAAGCGACTACAGTAGCGGGTCTTCGAGCTGGTTCAGCCCTTGTGGTTTTGTCGTTTCCTTGAAAGACTTCAGGAAAGACGGTACGCATGCGAGAGTCGATTCTCTCGAAATATTCGTCTGAGCGAGGGTCGTAACCCGTCGTAACTAGTTTTTGGTGCAGCCCTAGTGCAAAAGCTGTAAGTTCTTCGTACCCCGGGTTCCCGAACCACTGGTTTTTGGCTTGCCAGCGCAAGGTCTTATCGTCGAGTTCCGGTCTTTGTACCTGTTGTTGCTGTTGTACTACTTCTTGTTCAACCTGTAAAGGGGTTGGACGAAAATTTTTTGCGGCTTCTAGTCGCATTTTTGCATCAGTCAAATCTTCTTGAGCCTGAAGCATGGCGTCGGAGTCATAAGACTCTTGTGCTTCTTTGTACTTACGCCGTGCCATTTCAAGCTCACCCTCGGCTTTGGCTTTCAACGTATCAACGTGGGTTTGCGTACCGTCGTTGATGTACTGCACGTAGCGGCGACGCTCTTCCATCAATTGCTGAGTTACGCGTTCTAGCTCAGCCTTCTCGCGTGAGAGCTTTTCTTTCTCTCGGCGTTCGTCGTGACGAGCATGTGTGAGCTCTTTGATACGAGCTTTTACTTTGCTGCCGTACGACTCGAGTTCTTCGTCTGTAGGCTCAGCAACTTCGCGACCTAACGGTTTGGCAAACCTGTCACGTTCAGGGGTATCGTCTTCGATATCAACTTCAATATCGCCTTCGCCGTCAACGCTGACATTTACGTCATTGTCTTCGGGTTTACCCGTACTCTCAATTTCATCTGGGAACTTATAGGCTTCTGGCATGTGCACCTCCTGTTAAACGCGCGAGATTCCGCGAGGGTCTTCGACTGTAGCTTCGACTTGATCGTCGTAGATAATCCGAAATTCTTTACCGTGGATCATGATGCGTGTGCCCGTGTAGGGGCGTGTAATGATGAACTCGCCTTCCTCGCACCAATGAACTCCGTCTGGAAATTTTGCAAGGTCGGAGTAACACAAAGGCCCTTTCTGCAACACAAACAAGACCGGTGAAGTCAGTTCTTCGTTCTTCTTGGTTATGCCTGCTTTAGCAAGGCCACTCTCGTACTCATTATCAGCGGTCACCAAAGCGCACAAAATCCTCCAACCTTTTGCTTTTGGAAGTTGCGTGGCTTTTTGTTCTGCTGCTTCGTACTCTTCATCTACTGATGCTACTGACTGTGCTACGCCGGGGGGCAGAATTAAGCCCTTTTCCGGTAAGGCGATC